GCGTATCTCAGGCCGCTTCTACTCTCGGGGCCAACTTTGGATGGCAGGTTTGTCTCAACGCTGATGACAATATGCTGATATTGAACGTGCCGTATGGTGGCGGCGCGAATTATCAGTATGCCCAAAACACCATTACGGGCGCGTGGACGGTGTTTTCAGGATGGGATGCTCAGGTCTGGTTAAAGGCATCGACGGGGCTTTATTACGGTGGCTCTACTTTCGTCAACAAGGCTTGGACAGGAAATGCTGATATTGCAGTGCCGATAACGGCTGATGTGTGCCAGTCATTCGGGTACTTTGGGACCAAGGCTTACAACAAATACTTCACCATGATAAGGCCGTATTTGATGAGCGGGGGTTCCCCATCTATTCTGTACGCGCTCAATACTGATTACGAACTGACAGAACCAACCGGCGCTTTGAGCTACACAGCCCCCACTGGGATGGTTTGGGGGTCGATGGTCTGGGGCTCGATGGTTTGGGGTGGTGGCCTTGAGCCTATCCGCGCATGGAATACCGTTGGCGCGGTGGCTAACTCGGCAGCTATCCGGCTAAAGGTATTGAACGGCGGGGCTGAGTTCCGGTTTACCAACACTGACTTTTTATACCAGAAAAGTAACAGCGTTTTGTGATAACGAGCGACGTTCGATTAATCGGGCCGTGGGTAGCAGAGAAAACGGGCGGGACGTGGTGTTATGGGCGCGGCTCTGGATTAGGCAAGATCAAGGACGGACGGCTAGTGGCCGGTGTTTTGTACGAGGATTACAACGGAGCCAACGTGGTTTGTCACATTCGTGGCGAACCGGGATGGGCAGACAGGCGGTTTCTCGGGATTATTTTTGATTACCCGTTTAACCAGTTGAACGTAAAACGGATAACTGTTCCGGTGAACAGCACGAACAAAGAGAGCATTAAATTGGTCACTCATATGGGTTTTACACTAGAATCGACTCTAGCGCAGGCAACCCCTGATGGCGATCTACTGCTTTTTTGCTTGTTCAAAAAGGACTGTAAATACATCAGAGGTAAATATGGGAAAATCTAGCGCTCCTCCAACCCCCGATTATGTAGGCGCTGCAAACGCAACAGCAGCCGGTAATCTGGATATGGCACGCCTTCAGACGCAGGCTAATCGCGTCAATCAGATTACGCCTTACGGCTCCCTGACGTACTCACAAGACCCGAATAATCAGGATAGCTGGACGCAGACGGAAACGCTCAGTCCACAGGCTCAGGCTACGCTTGATAAGCAGATGGCGCTATCCGACAAATACGCGGACGTTGCGAACATCGGCTTTGATAAAACCCGCTCCCTGCTGGAAAACCCCGAGTTAGATACATCAGGTCTACCCGCTCGCGGAATCAATGTAGGACAAACCGCACAGGACGCCATCCTGTCCCGATTGCGACCACAGTTAGATAGTCGGGAGGAGGCTCTACGCACGCGCATGGCGAATCAGGGGATTGCTTTAGGCTCCGAGGCTTACGGCAAAGAGATGACCGCGGCAGGTCAGAACCGCAACGATCTGGAAATGCAGGCGGCTTTGCAGGGGATTAACCTCGATCAGGCTAACCGCTCGGCTGCGCTGCAAGAACAAGCGTATATGCAGGACCGGCCATTGAACCTGATCAACGCACTCAGAACCGGCGCACAAGTTCAGTCTCCACAGTTTCAGCAGTTTGCACAGCAAAACCTGACAGCAGGGCCTAACGTGCTCGGAGCGACTCAGGCGCAGTACGAGGGCGATCTAGCGAACTACAACGCAGAGCAGGCATCCAGCCCGTTGAATGGGTTGTTAGGTCTGGGCGGTACTGTTCTAGGGCTTGGTACGGGCGGCGGTTCTACGCTGGGTGGCCGTGCCCTTAGTGGCTTATTTGGGCGTAATCATGGACGCATTTGAACAACAAATTGCAGAGCTACAACGGCGCAGGCAGGTCGGCGCTCAGGGCGCTGGATTCAACGCACCACAAGGAAAAATGGTTAGCGGGCGCTACGTCAAAGCTAACCCCCTTGAGTACCTAGCCGAAGCCTTACGCGGAGCAGGTCAGTCGCGTGATTCCGTCATGGCTGGCGAGGAAATGTGCGCATTGCAGGACAAGCGACAAAAGGCAATCGCTGATGCTCTGCGCGGGTTTCAGTCAGAATTGAACCCGAGCCAAGCCGGTACAGGTCAGACGGGCATGGTTAACGATGCGCTACCGTCTGAGATGCAAATCGGCGCTCAGCCTCAGATTACCCGCCAACCGAATATGCAAGCGGCTTTCGGTCACCTGATGAACAGCAATATTGGCTCACTCCAGTCCGCTGGCATGACTGGAATGCTGTCCAACGCTCAGGAGCAGGCGAAACAGGCTCAGGCGCAAGCGTTGCAACAGAGGCAGATGCAGATTCTCAAAACCGCAAAAACTCCGCAAGAAGCCATCGCTGCGGGAGTTCCGTTTGAGGCTGTCAAGAACTACTACGAATCGCCCAATATTGGCCGCGAGGAAATCAAGTACGTCGATTCAAACGGCACCCTCATTCCCACTACGAAATATGGCAAGGCTGAAGGCGTGCCGTCAATTGGTCCATCGGGCAACCCGTTCAAGGATTTGCTTGTCGCAGGGCCGGATGGTAAGCCTATGGTTAACCAGCCGATGTTCAATGCAAAAAACAGTTTGGCAAAATCAGGAGCTACTCGTGTTGATGTCGATGCCAGAAACTACAACACGCAAGAATCAGAACAGTCTAAAGCATATGGAAAAACGCTCGGTGAAATGCGCGGGGCAATAACTCAATCCGGGTTTGATGCGCCTAGAAAATTGGCTCAGATCGACAGGATGCAGGCCCTTATCGGAGGCATGGATTCTGGCGGCAAGGCAGCGCCAGTTTTGGCAGATATTGCATCATTTGCAAATAGCTTGGGCATCAAGATAGACCCGAAACTAGGTGCAAAAGAGGCTGCTGAAGCGCTGGCTATGAAAATGGCCTCTGAGCTTAAACAACCTGGAACCGGGCCAATGACTGATAAGGACTTCGATAACTTCGTCAAACAAGTTCCCGGCCTGTCAAAAACACCGTCAGGCCGTCAGCAGATCATGACAACGATGAAAGCTGCCCTTCAAAGGGATTTGGAAGCATCAAAGTTTATGCGTGAATATGCCAAGGCAAATAACGGCGTTATTGATGACAACTTCTATGACGCAATGGCTGATTTTTATGTAAAAAATCCAGTCGTTACACCGGCATTGCCAGAAACCAACGCAAGAGGCGAAGCCATGCCCAAAGGCTTCAGGGTGATTCCATAATGCCAGTTTACAAAGTACAAGCCCCTGACGGCTCAATCATCAAGATTGAAGGGCCTGAAGGTGCCACTGATGAACAACTGATTCAAGCCGCATCAGCAGGTTATCAGCCGCCTGCTACTTTGAAACAGAAAATACAGTCATCTGTTCCCATGCGTTCGGTGCAGGGTATGCGCGACCCAATCGATGCGGCTGCGCAATTGTTACCGCGTGGGCTAGAGCAAGTAACGTCTGGTTTCGGAGCGTTTCCAAATCAGGTTTCGGAGTTTTTCGGTAGTGAGGCAAAGCGCGTAGATCAGGGTATCAGCGAGAACGAGCGTGAGTATGAAGCCTCACGCAAGGCTACCGGAAGCGAAGGTATGGATTTGGCTAGATTTGGCGGCAACGTCATCAGTCCAGCAAACGCTGCCATTGCGGCAAAATTGCCCGTAGCTACGTCTTTGGCTGGACGTGTTTTCCAAGGTGCCGGATTGGGTGCGGCTGGTGGTGGATTGACTCCTGTTGATACAGAGCAGAACCCTGATTTTGCGGCTTCAAAAGCTGGTCAGGTTGCATTAGGCGCAGCAACTGGTGCGGTAGCTACGCCGGTTTTAGGAGCAGTTGGTGACTTCGTGGCTAAGAAACTAGCCGGAATGAAAGCGCCAAGCCCCGTAATACTGAAGAAAACAACTGAAGAATTTGCACGTGATATGGGCCTTGATTGGGGCGCAATGTCGCAGCGGGAACAGTCCGCTTTGTATGCTCAGGTCACGCAGGCCGCACAGGGGAATGCAGGAAAAAACCCTGCTGCGCTCACCCGTGCGGCTGACTTTAATGCTGAGAATATCCCCTATCTGACGGGGCAGGTAACCCGTGACCCGCGCCAGTTTGCCAGTGAAAAAAACCTCTCTCAATTGCCAGGTGTTGGTGATCCGCTAACGCAGAGATTATCAGAGCAGGCTCGGCTATTGCGCGAGAAAGTCGGGCGCTTTGGGGCCGGAGCTGCTAATCAGCAGGAAGGTGGTTCAAGCATTGTTAAAGCTTTGCGGGACTATGACGAGTCTATGTCTAAAGGTGTTTCTAGCGCCTACAAGGCCGCAAAGCAATCAGCCGGTAAAGATGTAGAAGTCCCAATGCAGGGACTGGCGCAAGACTTTGCCGAAGTGCTTGATAATTTTGGTGACAAAATACCTAGCGGCGTGCGCAATCAGTTCAAGAAATACGGTATTGAACCAGGCGGCGACATGACGCAGCGGAAATTGTTTACAGTTGAGGAGGCAGACAAACTTCTGAAGGTAATCAATGCAAACCAGAGTAATGACCCGGCTACTAACGCGGCTCTTTCTACTTTGCGTAATTCGGTCAAGAAATCAGTTACTGCTGACGCTGGCGCTGATGACGTGTTTGCTGGTGCCCGTAAGCTCGCGTCTCAAAGGTTTAGCCTACAAGATGCGCTTCCTGCTTTGGAGTCGTCCGCTAATGGGCGTGTCAATCCTGATACTTTCGTTGATAACTTCATCGTTAGCAAAACCGCGCAAACGAAGCAAGTCCAAGAATTAGCCCGAGTTTTACGCGAAGGCAATCCGCAGGCCCTAGATGAAGCAAAGGGACAGATTGGCGCTTATTTGCAACGCAAAGCATTTGGTGAAAATCCAGCCGGTGACGCTAAATTTAACGCTTCTGCTTATGTAAAAGCGTTGCGCGAAATGGGGCCGGATAAGTTAGGCGCGTTTTTCTCGCCTGATGAAGTGTCACAGCTTAACAGGCTGGGCCGTGTTGGTGCTTATATCGAAAGCATCCCAGCCGGAAGAATGCCCAATACGTCAGGCAATTGGGGCGCTATTACAAGCATGGCCGGGAAAATACCCGGTATCCCCCAATCAGCGGCTTTGATCGGTGCGCTTAAGAGTGGCGTCAGTAACCAGATGAATGCCAGTTCCGCGCTGTCCGGCAAGATACCGTCCCAGCTTTCTCCCGAAGATATAAGACTTCTCTCGCAGCTTCTCTCCCAAGGTAGCCTCGCCTCTGGCGCGGCGGCTGCTACTCCGCTTCGCTAAATAGTCGAAAAGCAAGGAGTACAACATGACGCCAAACATCATGGCCAAGACTCTTAAAAAATCATTCATGGCGCATTATAAGGAAAACGATTATGTCTAGAAACGGCAGCGGCGGGTACAGCTTACCAGTCAACACATGGAACCCCGCTACAACGGGCGTATCGGCTACGGTCCCAGATTGGCAAACGCTGATTAACGACATTGCTACGGCCATACAACAGTCTGTATCGGCTGACGGTCAAACGCCTATTACCGGCAATATTGCGATGGGTAATAACAAGCTGACCGGCCTAGCGGCGGGCTCTGCTACGGGCCATTCCTTGCGGTGGGAACAGCTATTCTCTCAGGGGACTATCGCTAACCTTGCCAGTGCAACAACTACCGATATCGGCGCTCAAAATACGTCATTTTTGAACATTACCGGGACCACGACGATTACCGGATTCGGCACTAATTACAACGGGCCGCGTTATCTGGTGTTTGCCGGTATCCTGACGCTGACGCATTCCGCAACTTTAGTCTGTCCCGGCGCTGCGAATATCACCACAGCAGCGAATGATTCAGCCATTGCCATACCAATATCGGGCGGGTGGCAGATCGTTGCGTATCAGAAGGCCAGCGGCTTGCCTATTTCAACGACTGGACTTGTTTCTGCTGGACTTGCTACCGCTAGCGGCTTGACTATGAGCACGGCGCGAGTGCTCGGACGCACTACAGCATCAACCGGAGCGATTGAAGAATTGACGGCGGCACAGATAGCTGCGTTTACATCGGCTGCGACAGATACGGCGCAAGGTGCTGTGGAATTGCTGACAGCGGCAGAGGCGCAAGCGGGAACGGATACAACACGGGCCATGACTGCAGTAGCGATGAAGGCAGCGCAAATCCAGCCACAAACGGCGGTGACTTTAACCACACAAACGGCGGTAGATTTCACATCTATCCCTTCGTGGGTAAACCGCATATCTTTGCATTTCTCTGGCGTATCAACCAACGGCACGAGCGTTCCCATTGTGCAGTTGGGCGACGCGGGAGGCTTTGAAACGTCTGGTTATACCGGCAATGTGTCTGTTGGTTCTAACGGCGTAGCGTGGACTGTTGGCGCTACGCCAGCATCAGGGTTTGGCCTTTCGACAAGTAACGCGGCGGGCAGCGTTTACACCGGGAAGCTTGTTCTAGATCGAATCAACGGAAATGAATGGGTTGCCTCGGGTGATTGGGCACAGACCACGGCAACCATTAGCACGCACTTGCTGACGGGCGCAAAAACGCTATCGGCTACCCTGACACAAATCAGGCTGACCACAGTGGGCGGCTCCGATCAGTTCGATGCTGGTACGGTCAATGTCAGCTACGAGTAAGCCATGATTTACCTATTCGCCTTTCTTGTCCTGCCCACAATCATCCTGATAGCCACGTTTGAGCGTGCGCTGCTGGGTAGCAGCAAGCCTCTGCTTTTAGTAGCTTTCGTAGCTGATGTGATGGCGAATTACGGCGGGCTGGCTTTGTTGTTTTGGGATTGGCCACAGTACGGCGAATACACGTTCTCCAAACGATTACCAAGGCTGTGCAACCTCCCCGGCTGGCGTGGCCGGTTCGCGCGGCGCTGCAAGATTTACATTAACAAACGAGTACCGGGGCATATCTAATGAGTTC